GGGGCGGTTTTTTGTTGTCGCGGTAACGCGACGGGAAACGAGTAACCCAAACCTCGAAACGGAGCCTACCTCATGCCTGATGTCTATGATGCTACCGAAGAGTTTGATGTAATGGCTGGCGATGACGAGAATTATGCCCCTGACATCGAAGCCCCCGAGGATGAGGACGATGATGAAAGCCTCGAGGCATCCGATGACGCTGGCCCTGATGACGAAGAGGATCCGGATGGCGATGAAGACGGGGACGAGGAAGAGCAAGAGTTAGCAGGGGAAGACGAGGAAGACGAAGAGGACGAGGACGAGGACGACGGTCCAGCCCCCATTGATCCTCCACCCAACTGGCCGCAGCAGGAGCAGGCCTTCTTCCGCGAACTGCCCCCTGAACTCCAGCACGCCTATCTTGATCGCGCCCGCCACATGATGGCGGACTACACCCGCAAGACGCAGGAGATCTCTCGCGTCCGGCAGGGCTATCAGGAATTGGAGCGGGTAATAGCCCCTCACGTTCAACAGTGGGCGCTTAACGGCATGGGTCCGGCGCAGGCCATGCAGCAGCTAATTGCGCTGTCCGACTATGCCACCAAGAGCCCTCAGGAATTTATCAGGTATTTCGCCAATCTTCGCGGCGTCGATCTCCAAGCCATCGCCCAACCGGCGCAGGAGGAGTACATCGACCCGCAAGTGGCTGCGTTGCAGCAGCAGCTTGCCGGCGTTCAACAGCAGTTGAACTACACCAGCCAGGCTCAAGCCTACGCGCAGCAAGTTGCCCAGCAACAGCAATACGCCCAAACGTTTCAGGAAACGAATGGGCAAATCGACAACTTCGCCAGCCAGGTCGGTCCTGACGGCAAGCCGCTCTATCCATACTTCAACCAGCTTGAAGAAGATATGTCGGCGCTTATTGAGACCGGCCGCGCCCAGACACTCCATGAGGCTTATGAAACTGCCAAGTGGGCCAATCCATATACGCGCTCCAAGCTACTTGCCCAGTCCCGTGCGCGGGATAACAGGCTGATGCGACAGCGTGCGGAGCAGGCCCGTATGGCGTCGTCCAGCATCACGGGGGCGTCTTCCATGTACGGCGAGCAATCCACCGAAGGCATGTCAACGCGCCAGCTTCTCGAAGCGGCGTCGGCAGGCCTTATCTGACATCAACAACCATTGAGGTAAAAGACAATGCCCAGTCCCGGTTTGGACGAAATTGTCACGACCACCTTGCGCTATCGCAGCGGCAAGCTCCGTGACAACATGAGCAAGAACATTGCTCTTCTTTCCCGCCTGCAGGAGCGTGAAAACGTATCTCCTGTCTCCGGCGGCCGCTCCATCGTTGAGGAGCTTGAATACGCCGAAAACTCCACGTTCATGTACTACAGCGGCGATGAAACGCTGAACGTCATGAACTCGGACGTGTTCACGGCGGCGGAGTTTAACTAATCGGACTCCTCGATCAAGAAATTGATCGAACAAAAACATCGATATATGCTGGAACATCCTTAGAGCCGTTGCTCCCAAAGAGGAAAAACGCAACGGATTGGACAATCAGCAGGGATAATGTTGATAGACAACACAGACGAAATGTACCGGGGGTTGGCCTACACGATAGGCAATCTTCTCGGTGACGGTTCACTGAGCGCCAACACGAGAATTCGCAAGGCAGGCTCAGTGCCAAGGCTCAAGACAGACAGGGTGTATGTGCAATGCTCGGTCCGGTTCGGCTCTCTAGACATTGAGACGCTGGAGCGGGTGCAGAGCGAGATTGAAAAATGCTTTGGCAAGAAGCATCCAATCTTTACGCGCAAGCTCAAGAGTGGCCGGGATTTTCATAACTTGACGGCATGTAGCCGCGAGGTGTTTGATTTTCTGGCTGTCTGCACGTTGATGAAATCAAGGATACCGGAGTGGTATTACACGGCAGATGATGAAACCAAACGGTCGTTGATCGCTGGTCTCATGGACACTGACGGGTACATATCGCAACGAGACTTTGAAAATTATTCGAGGTGGACTGTCGGGTTTGGGATGAACGAGCGCCCAATTGTTGAGGGCGCGGCGTCTATCCTGCAATCAATCGGAGCCAAGGTTGGAACCATTGGAACCTCGACAAAGGGCGCATACCGCTCTTTGCATCGATTCCAAGTTAATGCGTCAGCGTTTTCAGACGCTGGTTGCTATTTCGTGGCAAGGCGGAAGCAGAAAAAACTTCTCGCGTGTATGAGCTATCGACAAGCCTCAGAGACTAGTAACGATGCCCCGTTAATCGGGTGAAGGTATAGTCCAGCCACTTTCGAAAGATTGTGGGGTCCAAGCGATTGGAAACAGTGCGCCGTTGCCGTGAAGATCAACGGTCTCGAGCTGCTGAAGAACTCCGGCCGCGAGAAGGTCATTGACCTGCTTGAAGCCCGCATCAAGAACGCCGAAAAGACCATGCTCAATAACCTGAGCACGGGCGTCTATTCGGACGGCACGGGTACGGGTGGCAAGCAGATCGGCGGTCTTCAGCTTTTGGTCTCTGACGCGGGAACTGGTACGGTTGGGGGTATCAACTCCACCACCTATCCGTTCTGGCAGAACCAGGTCTACGACTTCAGCGCCAATGGCGTCTCGGCATCTGCCCTGACGATCCAGGACGCGATGAACTCGCTCTACCTGGCCACAAGCCGCAACCGCGATGCGGTTGACCTGATCGTTGCTGACAACACCTACTTCGGCTTCTACTGGAAGTCGCTGCAGGCAATTCAGCGCGTCACCAACGACAATCTTGCCTCGGCAGGCTTCCAGACCCTGAAGTTCATGGGCGCGGACGTTGTCTTTGACGGTGGCTTCTCCGGCACGGCGCCGGCGGCCCACATGTATTTCCTTAACACCAACTACATCAAGTTCCGTCCGCATCGTGACCGCAACATGGTCCCGATGAACCCGGACCGCTTCAGCGTCAATCAGGACGCCATGGTGAAGCTGATCGGATGGGCCGGCAACATGACCTGCAGCAATCGCTCGCTGCAGGGCGTCATTGTCGCTTGATAGGGGGGATGCACACATGACGAAGTTCATTATCACTGACACCCTGATTGGTGGTCAGGACATTGCCTCCACCGAGACCACGGCGCAGCATCCGCTCGGCACGATTGTCCGCGCGCGGCACCTTACGTCTCTGGGAGGCGGCGAGTTCATCTACCTGTTAGGCGTTGCCAGCACGGAAGTGGGCTCACTGGTCACGTACAACGCGACCACGTTCCAGACCGCGCTTGCACCGACCAACGGCACCACGGACGGACCTCCGGTTGCGGTGGCCATGTCGGCGAACGTGGCCAGCCAGTACGGCTGGTACCAGATCCAGGGCCTTGCGGTTATCAAGAAGACCGCGGTTGCGGTTACACCGCAGTCTGGCATCTGGCTGTCCGGCACGGCTGGTCGCGTCTACGTGACGGCTTCGACGGGCAAGGGCATTGTTGGCGCGCGCAGTGCCAACCTCGCCACGGTGGCCTCTGGCACCTCGACGGTAACGGTTCTTATCAACCGTCCGTCCATCGAGACTGCTACGTAAGTTTGAGGGGGCGGGCTTAGGCTCGCCCCTTTAACCACAAGGTAACATGACATGGCCACGAGCGGCAGCGTTCGAAGAGACATTGAGCGGGCGATGACGCCGGCGTGGCAGCGTGCGGAAGGTAAGAACCCGTCTGGAGGCCTGAATGCCAAAGGACGGGCATCATACAACCGGGAAACGGGCGGCAAACTTAAGGCCCCACAGCCAGAAGGCGGCCCGCGGAAGCGATCCTTTTGCGCTCGCATGGGCGGCATGAAGAAAAAGCTGACATCGGCCGCAACTGCAAATGATCCTGATAGCCGGATCAACAAGGCCTTGAGAAAGTGGGATTGCTGAGATGGGTTCGGACAGTATCCGCAAGGACATCAACCGAGCGATTGCAAAGCCTGTCTGGGATCAGCCAAACCCAAAGAAGACGAGCAAGAGCCTTTCGGCTGATGACAAGGCGGCAGCGCGGGCAAGGGCAGCCAATGCGGATCGACCCTATCCAAACCTGATCGACAATATGTGGGCGGCAAGAAGGCAAAGCTAATCAATGCAAATGCTCCACATCGTTTGCGTCCAGAAGGGTAACTACCTCGGGCGCGGCGCTGAATACGTCAACAATCTGTACGACATGGTAAGGCGCAACTTGCCGGCGGGACTTGCTGGATCGTTTGTCTGCTTCACCGATGATTTCGACCTTGGCTATCACCCCGACGTTGTGGTGAGAAAAGTTCCTGGGTTCCTGCAAGGCTGGTGGTCAAAGCTCTACTTGTTCGCAGAGGGCCTATTCCCTGCTGGAGACCGGATCCTGTTTTTGGATCTGGACACGCTGGTCATCGGTCCCCTTGATGATTTGGCCGTGTGGGACGGCGAGTTTGCGATCCTGCGGGATTTCTATCGCCCCGATGGCTATCAATCATCAGTGATGCTCTGGCGCTCTGGATTTGGTCACCACATCTGGGACAGATACGTTTTAGCCGGGTTCCCAACCCATGACTTGGGCGGTGACCAGGCGTGGATTGAGCGTCACGCGTCGGGTGAATTACTGCAGGACGTGTTTCCGGGTTCCTTTGCCAGCTTCAAGAAGGATTGCGGCAAGCATCCGCCGAAAGGTGCGCGGGTTATCGTGTTTCACGGGGAACCACGACCCCATGATGTGCATGACGGCTGGGTGCCGGACGTTTGGAAGATTGGCGGCGTTGGATCGCTTGAATTGATTGTTCAGTGCAACACTGAAATGGAAACGCTGCGGTCAAACGTGAAACACGCTCTTGGTCTTGGATTGCCGGAACTGCAACAGCGCCCACTTTCGGAAAAGGTTGTTTGCATTGTTGGCGGTGGCCCTTCGCTTGAGCATTACGTTGAGGAGTTGAAGGCTCGAGCGGCGGCGGGGCAAGTTATTTGGGCCCTGAACAATGCGGCTCGGTATCTGCTTGATCGAGGCGTGCCGCTGGATGGCCAATGGATGGTGGATGCGCGGCCGCTGAACGCTGCATTTGTCGTGCCCGGCGTCACAAAGTATCTCGCGTCACAATGCGCGCCGGAGACATTTGCAGCGGCCGGCAAAGACGTTGTCCTGTGGCATGAGGCGACTTGTGACGAGTTTATCGACAAGAGGCCGGTAACTCTCATAGGGGGCGGCACCACGATCGGCATAAAGGCCATGTGCGGCGCCTATGCCCTTGGCTTCAAGACCATTCACTTGTTCGGGATGGACTCCTCCGTAACTGATACCCACCACGCCTATTCCCAGCCTGAAAACGATGCGGATCCGATCGTTGACATAAATGTGGAAGGGCGAAGCTTCAGGGCTGCCCCATGGATGGTGCGGCAGGTTGAGGATTTCATGGGGCTGGCGGATGAGCTGGCGCGCATGGACTGCGAGATCCACGTTCACTGCGGCGGCATGCTAGGCCACGTGGCTCAGTGCATGGCACGTGACAGGAGCAAGCCGGTTGAGATCGAGGGCAATCTTGTCCGCTTCGACGGATTGTGGCGTCCGGCGGCCGATCGTGTCTCTGTCCCGGCCGTTCTGGGAGAGGTTCACAAGGTTCACCGGATCGTGAGTGTCCTGCCGGAGAACAAGCGGCGGACAGTGGTCCAGGCTGGTGGTCATGTCGGGATTTTTGCCAGAGAGATGGCGGAGTGTTTTTCGACCGTTCTTACCTTTGAGCCGGATGCCGACAATTTCAAATGCCTGATGAGGAACGTCACACATGAAAACGTGTGCGCGCACAACATGGCTCTTGGTCAAGAAGCTGGCTCGATTGCCCTTGCGGAGCGTGATGACAATAACTGCGGTTCTATTGGTCTTGACCCAGATGGGGTTCCAACGGTTCCTGTTGTGGCTCTCGATGAGTTAGAACCGGAGAATGTCGACCTGATCTATCTCGACATTGAGGGGATGGAAGGACCAGCGCTTTGGGGTGCGTCCAAGACCATCCGCCGGGATCTTCCCCTTATTGTCTGCGAGAACAAGGGCCTTGAGCATCTCACAAAAACAGAGGGTCTGCTTGAGGCGTTCATGGTCCAGCATGGATACCGCAAGGTTGCGCGCCTGATGCGCGATGATGTGTTCGCACCTCTTGAGCGGGCGGACGAATTGGAACTTCGCTTCCTGAACTAATCAAAAATCCTGACCACTCCGCCAATTCCGGCGGAAGTCATCTGAAGAAGGAGAAATCCATGTCCCTCGAGGGTCTGGAAATGCACGACCGCGTGGCCTTGCAGCAGCGGTTGCCCAAGAAAGAGAACATGCAGCACGTCACGCCGCGGTTCTACGAGGAAATGGTGAAGACCGATCAGGTTGACCAGAATGGTCTTCCCGTGTTTCGCACCATCGAATACGTGGAAATCATGATTGCGGGCGATCGGGGCAATGCGCCCGTGAAGCGCGTGACCGACGCGATCAAGCAGCAATACGCAGACGCCTATGCCCGGTGGAAGGCCACCAAGGTGAACCCCGACATGATAGGCGATGGCGTGCCTCTTACGCTCTGGCCTGTTATCCCGCGGGAGATGGCAAAGGCTCTGGAGTACATCAACGTATTCACAGTTCAGCAGCTTGCAAGCCTGTCCGATGAGGCCATCAGCAAGCCTGGGGCGATTGGCCTGCGCGACATGCGGGAGAAGGCGAGGGCATTCATCGAGAGCGCCAAGAGCGCGGCCCCAATCGCAAAGCTTGAGATCGAGAACAAGGATCTGCGCAACCGCATTTCCATGCTGGAGGGCCAGCTTCAACAACTCATCGCCGGCCCGAAGGACAAGGGCGATGCAAAGACTTTCAAGAAGGAGTAACCCATGACTCGCATTCGCTCACTCATGTCTGCCGGCACGCCGGCTCTTACGGCGCAGGCTACTGTTGGCCTCACGCAGTCCACCACCATTGCTGGTTCTTCCTCGACGGACGCGCGCCAGGTCACGCAGAGCAATACCCTGTTCACGGGTGGCACGGGTGGCGCAATCCTGCCCGCTTCGGACTCAGGCGACTCGTTCCGGCTGATCAACACAAGCGGCGCGACGGCAACGATCTATCCGCCTACGGGTGCCACCATTAACGGAACCACCTCGGTTTCGATGAGCAACAACACGTCAGCGACTGTTGTCTTCATCAGCCCGACGGTCTGTCACAGCATCCCGCGCACGCCATCGTAGAGGGGTATTTCCCATGGACAAGATGAGGTCTTACGGAGGAATGACTGGCAATGCTGGTCAACTCCGGCCTAAGGGCATGAAGCTCTACCCATTGCAAGGAAGGGGAACGCTTCAGGACTTGCCGCGCAGCGTGGTAAAGCCAATACCTCCTGCATTCCGGGATGATCTCGGAAAGCGTGTCAAGAAGCCTGTAAGCGTGCGCGATGACATATCCAAGGCCATCGCTAATGCGCAAGGCTTTGGAGCTAGCGGTTACAAGGGTCGTGGCTACTGATGTCCTTGCTCACGATCGTCAACCGCGCGCAGGCCATGCTCAATTTGCCTGTAACATCGACGGTCTACAGCAACACGGGCGAGACGCAGAGACAGCTTCTCGCCTTGTGCAACATGGCTGGCGACGTGTTGATGCGGGAGCATGACTGGCAGGCCTTGGTGACGGAACAATCTTTCACCACGGTTGCAACCGAGCAGCAGACGGGTCACACGATACCCTCTGATCTTGACCGGGTCATATCCGAGACACTGTGGAACAGGTCCACGACTGATCCCGTTTTCGGCCCCCTAACGGCGCAGAGCTGGCAGGCGCAGAAGGCGGATGTGGTTTCAACGGTATGGTCACAATACAGGATCAGGGGCAATTCCTTCTGGTTCCTGCCGGCGCCTGCGGCCGGGCAGAGTATCTACTATGAATACGTAAGCAATAAATGGTGCCAGTCTGCGGGCGGCACGGCACAGAGCGCTTGGGCGGCTGACTCTGACACGGGAAGGCTTTCCGAGCATCTTCTCACCCTTGCGCTGGCCTGGCGCTGGATGGAAGCCAAGGGTCTGGACTACTCGCAGCGTTATGAAGAGTACGAGCGCGAGAAGGGCAAGATCATCGCGCGCGATGGGACACGCAAGAAGCTCAATGTGACGGGCCCCACCCTTCAGGGGCTTGGACGTGGGCGCATACCGGAAGGATCGTGGAACTGATGCAAGGGAACTCCATTCGCTCAGACATTGAGAGGGCGGCAGCGACAGTTGACGCTTCCGGCCAACGCTCGGTGCCAATGCCCCGTCAAAAGCCTCGTGAAGAGGATAGCTACAACCCAAACTGGACGGACCAACAGGCAATGCAGCATGCAAAGACCTTGTATGAGCGGGGTCGTCGCGCTGGAGAGACCGGGGAAGGCGAGACAGAGGTTGTTGATTTCATCCGCAAGTGGGGTGACACACCTTATGGGTCGCACATGACGCGCGGGTATCAAGAGGGAAAGAGCCGTAGGCCACGAACAACGCCAAGGCCCTCCATGCCAGGGATCCGCCGTCCTTACGATGACATCCCGCGCTAGGAAGACAGTCCATGCCCTGGAAGCCAACAGACCGGAGCCGCACAGATCAGGTAAGGCAGTTCTATGCCCAGCGTCCTGATCTGCAGCAGATGTTTTCGGATCCGGCCGCACGCGAGGATCTGGCGCGACGGATGCGTGAGGCAGGGTTTGAAATTACGTCTGATGAGTTGACGGACCCTAAAATCCTTGCGGAGCTTGGCTCCGTGGATGATCGTGAACTTGAGCAACTGTTTCCATTCACGCAGGACAGCATTGCCGATCGGCGGAGGTCATACTACCGACAAAATCCGGATCAGGATCCGCAATCGACGACCTCGAGGGTCATGGAGTTTTTCGGGCTTGATGAGCCTTATTATGATGACTCCCGCTCTTACGATTACGCTCAGAAGAAATTCCAGAACAACGGCAATCCGGACATGAGCTGGTTTCTGCAGCCGACAGAGGCGCAGGAGCAGGTTATGACGGGATCCATGCCGAGCGTGTATGGCGCGGAAGATGATCGCACTGGTTCGGAGATGGCCCAAGGGGCAATCCTCGGGGCCTTGAATTGGCCGCTTTTTGGAGCAGAGGAAGAGGTTGTCGCCGGGGTGGATGCCTTGGGCGAGGGAAAGTCCTATGACAAGGCTCTGGACGAGTCCCGCCGCGTAAAGGACCGCCACAATCTGCACACGCCGCTCTGGTCACAGGTTCCGGAGTGGGTTGCGAGTGCCGGTCTTGCCTTGCCAGTGTTTGCGGCGGGGCAGGGTGCGGCTGCGAGGGGGCTTTCCAGTGCGCGGCAAGCGGCAGGGTTCACGCCAAAGGCAACGTCTCCGACTGGACGGGTTGTTGAGGAGGTGGCGACCGTTTCCCCGGTGGCTGCAGCCGATGCAAGCCTCTACCAGCTCGGGGAGGCGGATGGGGATCTCTTCCAGAGAGCGGAGCAGTTTGATCCCTATTGGACGGCAAGCGTTGCAGCCTTCCCTGCTTTTCTCGGTGCCGCGGACCTCACAAAGAATTTGGTTTCTGGAGGCTATCGCAAGGGTAAGGAGCTGTTCAGGCGGATAACTGGCTCATCCGACAAAGCCAAGAAGGCGCCCAAAAAGTCCAGAAGCCTTGATGCAAAGGCCCTTCAAGATAGGGACCGGATGCCGATGGATGCCCCTGGCATAGATCCACGCCCGATTATAGCGCCAAGGCTTGCCCCTGCCAGGCCACCGCGGGAAATCCCCCTTCGCCCAATGTCTCCAACAAACAGTGACGGCACGGTGCGTGGTGACATTAACCGCGCGTTGAGTGGCAAGGGGCGCAGGCGCTGATGTTGCAGGTTCGTGGCCGGCGGATCAACAGGGGGCCTGCGGCTGTTGAAAGGCCATTGCCCACACCGGTGGGCGGTTGGAACGCGCGCGATCCTCTGGAGAGCATGAAGCCATATGATGCCGTAATTCTCGAAAACTGGTTTCCTCGGCAGAGCGATGTGACGGTCAGGGGTGGCTATACCCTTCACTGCAATACGGGTGAGGGGGCCAATAGTGTCCAGACCCTTGCTGAATGGAAGGCTGCGACCAGCCGACGCCTGATTGCGGGTATCAACGGCAAGCTCCTGAACGTCTCCACGTCAACGCCTTCCACGCTTGGAACCGGCTTCTCCAACAACAGGTGGAAGTGGGTAAACTTTGCGGAGCGATTGTTTCTTGTAAACGGAACGGACGCGCCCCAAGACTATAACGGGAGCAGCCTATCGGCTACGGCATGGACGGGTTCCGGCCTTACCATCACCAATCTTTCGGATGTGACTGTATTCAAAGAGCGGCTTTTCTTCATTGAAAAGAACACGCTCAACTTCTGGTACGCGGGCCTGCAATCAATTACGGGTACGTTGACCAAGTTTCCGCTGCAATACACGGGAAGCTTTGGCGGCACGCTTCAACAGATCGGGACCATCACAACGGACGGCGGAGAGGGGAGGGATGATCTCATTGCCTTCTTCCTGTCGTCTGGAGAGGTTATCATCTATCAGGGGTCTGATCCTGGAAATGCAAATTCGTGGAGCCGGATCGGTACATTCTTCCTTGGGCCGCCCATTACGGGGTCAAACCTTCAAAGGTTCGGTTCTGATCTCATAGCCATGACCGATGGCGCTTACACACCTCTGACCAAGGTATTGCCTTTTGGAAGGTCTCAGCCATCGGCGCTTGACCTCTCGGACAAGATAAGCCTTGCAGTGTCTGAAGCCATGCGGCTTTACCGGGACAATGCAGGGTGGCAGGTTATCTTCTACCCTCGCGGCCGAATGCTGATCTTCAATGTACCGCGATCGACAGCGCAATTTGACCAGCACGTGATGAACACCGACACGCAGAGCTGGTGCAAGTTCACGGGATGGAACTTCCCAGTGTTTGCCCTGTTCGGGAACGACCTTTACGCCGGCGGAACGGATGGAAGGGTCTACAAGTGCAATGACGGGTTTTCCGATAACGGAACAGCAATCGTAGCGGACGCCCAGACTGCGTGGAATTACTTCGGGTCTTCGGATCGGCTCAAGAACTTCACCATGGCGCGGATTATCTTCGGGGCTGTGAGTGATCCAGGCGCGCTTGTATCGATCGGCACTGACTTTGACATTTCCGTTCCAACCTCAACCGTTTCAACATCAGCTGTGACAACGGGCGGGGTATGGGACGTTGCAATATGGGATTTGGACACATGGGGCGGAGCCACGCAGGCAATAAGGGGATGGCAAGGGGTGAACGGGTTGGGCTACTCAGCTTCGATGAGATTGCGCGTCTCGTTGACCAGCCAAGGCGTGAGCTGGAGGTCATCGGCGATGGTCATGAAGCCCGCAGGTCTGGTTTAAGGTTTGTATTTGACGAGGACCAGGATGTTGCCGATTTCGTGATCGGCCAGCTGCCACATCCGATCACCATTGACGAGTTTGGGCGGTTCACAACCATTGGAATTGCAGGACCATCAGGAGCCCTTATTGCCGGTGCTATCTACCACCGCTGGCGCAAGTTTGATTGCGAGTTGACATTTGCGGCCTCAAGCCCGCGGTGGTGCCGGAGGGGGATTGTAAGTGCTCTGTTCCACTATCCGTTCGTGCAGCAGGGCTTGGAGCGAATGACCTTGATCATTGGCGAAAACAATCCGCGTGCTCTGAAATTGAACCTTGGCCTTGGGTTCAAGATAGAGGGTCGCGTGCGCAAGGCATACGATGGAAAGAATGACGCGTTCATTCTCGGGATGATGCGTGATGAGTGTAGGTGGATAAAGGAAGATCATAATGGCTGACAAGAAGACGGAAGCGGAACTTGAAATGGAAGATGACGCTGGTCCAGAAGAGGACACGCGTGACATCTTCGAAAAGGCACTGGATTACGCTCCAGTCATCGGAACGATTATCGGCGGGTTGGCCGGTGCCAGAATAGGTTCGAAGGAGCTAAAGAAAATATCGCGGCGGCTCAAGACAGTTGAGAAGAAATGGGATGAGTTGCGTTCAAGAAATCAAATCAAGGGCCTGACGCCAAAGGCTGGAACTGAGATGTATAATCTTGAAAAAGAAATGGAGCGCCTTCATCGAATGGGCGGCACAAACATTGCCGGAAGAATGCTGATAAAAATGCCTGTTGGAGCTGTAATTGGAAATACTGCCGGTCACATGTCGCAGGATTTTGCTCCCACGCGGCAGGGAAAAAATGAAAAGCGCCGCAAGTAATCAACAGTAAACAACCTGAAAGAAACGGGAGAAGCATATGGGAAAGGGTGGCGGAGGCAGCGCGCCAGCGGCGCCGGATCCGATCAAGACAAGCCAGGCGCAGGCGGATGCCTACATCAAGGCCGCAAAGCAAAGTTCAATCCTGAACAACCTTTCCCAGTTTTCGCCCTATGGGAACATCACCTTCGACAAGGATGAAGAGGGCGTTCCGATTGCGCAGCGCGTGTCTTTGTCGCCGGCGCAGCAGGCGGCGTTTGATGCGCAGACCCAGCTTCAGGGTACGCTATCAAACGCAGCCGCGCAGCTTGCAGGATCCGTTCCCACTGGCCCGTTTGGTCTGCCAACAAATCTCCCCGGGTACACAACGGGCCTCGACCTGGAGGGCGCCCCTGACTACATGCGTGGGCTTAACCTCTCCAATGTCCCCAACGCACCCGGAACGGGTGATTTCTCTGCAGACAGGAACACTTACGAGCAGGCGATGTTCAATCGCGGCATGAGCCTGATGCGTCCGGAGTTTGACCAGCAAGCGAGGGATACACGGCAGATGCTGGCAGACCGCGGCCTCCCCATCACGGGCGAGGCATACAACACGGAGATGGACCGGCTCGGGAGGTCTCAGGGCGAGCAGATGGGCCGGATTGCGGCGGATGCGCTTGCTGCCGGCGCGCAAGAGCAATCGAGGATGTACGGCCTCGGTACAGACGCAAGGCAGAGGGCGATTGCGGAGCAGCTCCAGCAGGGTCAGATTTCTCAGCAGGCGCGGCAGGGAATTATCTCGGAAGAGCTGCAGAACGCGCAACTTGCGCAGCAGGCACGCCAAGCGATGACGAATGAGGCTCTGTTGCAGTACAACGCACCGGCGCAGGGGGTTGCTACTCTTCTCGGTGCTTCACCGCGAACCCCGACTGTTCAGGGCGGAAACATCTACCAGCAGGGTGTTCAGGCTCCGGACGTTCAGGGGAACATCTGGAACTCGTATAATTCGCAGCTCAACGCCTATAACCAGCGTCAGCAGCAGAGCAATTCCATGTGGTCTGGTATTGGCAACATTGTTGGCTCGCTGGGCGCGGCTTGGATTCAATCTGACAAGAACATGAAGCAGAACGTCCGTCCGGCGGATACGATCCTGAACCGGATGGAGAAGATCCCGATCAAATCATGGCAGTACAAGGCGGGCGCCGTTCCCGGTGACAATGGCGCGCGGCATGTTGGGCCCATGGCTCAGGACTTCAAGGGATTCTTCGGGCTCGGCAACGGCACGACGATCCCGACAGTGGATGCATTCGGCGTGAACATGGCCGCGACGCAGCAGCTCGCGCGCAAGGTCCGCAAGCTTGAAAGGAAGGTGGCGTAATGGCTGACAATAAAGATAGAAACGGCGTCCGCAAGGCAATCGAAAAGTCGCTCGAAGACAGCAATTCAAAAGATCTGCAATGGGGCGCAGAGCACCTCGGCCTTGGCCTTGGGGGGCTGGCCGGTGGCATGGCTCTTGGCGGCGTCGCAGCAAAGTATCTCGGCAAAGGAATAAAGAAAGTCCGTGGCTACGCCCCAAGAGATGAAAACATGATCATGCTACCCATTGGCGGCATGGCTGGCGGCGCTACTGCTGGGACCACAATCGCAGAACACAGGGCGCGTGAAAGAAGCAAGAAGAGGCGCAAATAATGGATAAGTTGGAGACGGGCGATCCATTCCCGTCGTTGATGCGGTTGGCATCAACATGGCCGCAACACAGCAACTTGCACGCAAGGTAAAGCGCATGGAGGCGCGGAGATAAATGCCCAAGATCTCAGGCTCATATCACGGGATCACGGCGCAGCCTCAGTTTCAGACGTATCCAACGGCGGGGATGATGCAAATACCGCAGCAGCCCCAAACGCCAACAGCGCCGCCCCCTCCGCCGCAATCACCACCCGGCACGACACTCACAACACAGCCAACACAACCAACATTGCCACCCGTTACGCCCCTCGGACCTGTACTCCCGGGGGCGGACATTATCACGCCTGAACGCGAACGACTGATCCGTTCGGTCCTGAATACATACGAGAGGTAAAATGACGCCCGCATATCCATTCCTGCAGCAGTACCCACCATCACAGACCATGCCTGGGTTTGAGCAGGTTGGTCCGGGGGCGATCCCCAAGCCCATGCCCAACATGCCTCAAATCAATCCGGGCATGCCCAAGCCGATGGGCGACATCCCGCAGATCAATCCGGGTATGCCAAAGCCCCAGATTGACATCCCCCAGATCAATCCCGGCATGCCGCCTGCGGTAAGCCCTGCAAATCCCATGATGCCGAAGCCCCAGACGGGAGCGCCGCAGATAAATCCCGGCCCCACGGGAAACCTTCCTCAAGGCCGCGGCGCGCTCGTCAACGCTATCATGAACCGCACGCAGGGTCAGCGCCCGCAGATGAACACCTATCGGCCGCCCCAAGGCATCCGCCCCATGGGTCAGCCCCAGTCACCATTCAACAACAGGCCAAGGAGGCCTTGATCCCATGGCGTTCTTCAACCCCAACCAGCAAAACCAGTTGATGGCCCAGATGTTTTCCAACCCGCAGGGCCAAGGCGGCATGATGCCCCCAATGGGCGGGCAGGGCGGTGCCAACTCCGGCCCCAATATTGGTCCCTCCTTCGCAGGACCGGAAGGCCCGCAGGGTGTGTCAAATCCTGGAAGTCAGTTTGGCCCCATGCCGTTTTCCGGCCCCATGCCAGATTTCCAGTCCGGCCCCTTCATGCCCGGAAGCGATACAGGGATCCGCGAGCTTGGTTCCATCCCTGTCAACCCAATGCCGTACACACCCAATGACGGGTATGGCGGAAGGCCCCCGATCGGCCCGATGCCAGTACCCCGCCCCGGTTCAGGGCCAGACGCGCAGCCCATGCCATTCCCCTCGTCGCGCGAGCATGGCGGTCGGCCCCCTCGTGGCATCCCGGTGAATGACTCCATGTCTGGCATAGGCCGCCCTGCGGACATGGCGGGTGCTGGCGCGGTATCGGACGAAGATCGTCGTCGTCTGATTGAGGCAATCCTGCGCCGCTCCGGTGGCATGTAAGAGGCAATCTGTACATGGCAGTAGGTTGGCAAAAGCCCTTTCAGGGTCCGGCCCCGTTCTTTGGCTATCCGCAAGCCGATGACGGCAGCGGCATGCCTGCGCCTCAGATGCCAATGCCTGGAGGTGTTGGGTCTCCCATGACCCAAGACGCCACCCAGCCCATCTTTGCGCCGCAGGACATGCAGAAGGGCGGAATGTTTGGGAGCACGCCCTCAGACGCCAAAAAGCCGGATGCGCCCGCAGAGCAGGACTGGCCTTCGGCCGACAGCATCGAGCGCCGGCGGCGTTTGGCAGAAGCCATGATGGGCCGGCAGATGGAGGTGAACCATCCGATGCAGGCGGTGGCAAACGCTGTGAACCAGATTGCCGGCGCCTACGTGCAGAACAAGGCAGAGAAGGATGAGGCGGAGCTGCAGCGCCGCCGGCGTGATTTCTTCCTCGGGTCATTGAAGGACGGCGGCGACTTCGACACGATGATGACCAGTGCGATGTCGAGCCCCGATCCGTATCTGCAAGACATGGCGCTAAAGTACAAGTTGGCGGCCATGCAGGATCGCGGGAAAAGGAAGGGTCAGGCGCCGGATGACGTTGAGCTGAAATATTCGGACGGAACCGCTCAGCGCGCGTATTGGGACGATGAGAGTGGAGATTGGGTGACTTACGGTGATCGTTACCCGCGCTGGCAGTCATCTGGCGGTGGCGGTGGCGGTGGTGGTGGTAGCGGTGGCGGTGGAAGCGCTGGAGGCGGAAATGAAAAAACGCAGAAGGGTGATTGGATTTATGTAGACGGAAAGCGTGTCTTCACTGAATTTGTGCCCGGTCGCGGCATGATGATGAGGGACAGCCAGGGCAAGCTTGTTACTATACCTGAAAACGCTGTTTCTGAAGGCAGCATGCTTTCCCCTGCCGCATTCCGGAAGGAAATAACAACTTTCGTTCAGGCAGATACTGCCCTTGTTCAGATGAACAAGTATTTTGAGTCCGTAAAAGGCGCAAACATCGGCTTGAGGCGGTGGAGTGATACAATCTCATCCCACGTCAAGACGCTTCTCTCATCAGGGTCTGTGCCTGCAAGATATACACCCGAAGAACTAAGGTTGATGGAGGCAAAAGGCCAGCTGCAGGGATTGCTCGGCCTTTTCCGCGAGGATGTTGTTGGCGGCGGCGTCATGACGGAATATGACGCCCTGCGCATTCTGCAGCGCTTGGGTGGTGATGTTACGGCCCTTCAGAACCCGGCCGTGGTTGAGCCATTGCTGCGGGAACTCTACGAAAGCAAGAAGCGAACGCGCGATATTTCCAAGAAGATTTTGGATTACAACAGCTCGCAATATCCCGGGTTCCAGATACCGGAAACTCAAGCTCCCGATCAGCTTGGCGGTGCAGCCGGGCAGGCTCAAAGTCCAACCTCTGGCAGCCAAGGGGGCGGACAATACAAGCCGGTCCCGCGGGATCAATTGAGGGATGGCCAAGTCTACACCATGAAAGACGGGCGTCCTGCGCGATGGGATGCGTCCAAGCAAAAATTCTTCCCGGTGAGGTAGTCAATGCCATACATCCCCAAAGTGTCGCCGGAAGCAAAGCGCCGGTGGATTGAAGACAATATGGGCCTGTCCTACGAGGACGCGCAGCAGGCTGAAGGCATCAGCTATGAAGACGCCATGGGTGCGCCAGCCTCTAGCCCTGAACGCTCCTGGGGCGACTGGTACGCAGACCAATTTGAAAGCATTGCACCGCAGGAGGTTTCTGCCGGGTTGCGCACATTGGCCGGGCGTGGAAGCTACGAAGACAACCGGAAAGACCTTGAGCGCAAACGGCAGCAGGGCCTGCAGCCCGGAGACAACCGATCACTCGGCGAGCAGCGCGCCGGGTATGCCATGAATCTTTACAATAACGCTACTCTTGGTTGGGGCCCTGAAGTCTTGGCGAACGTCGAGACGGCGGTAAGGGGCGGCAATTACGAAGACAACCTGAGGAAGGCGCAGCAGACCAAACAGGTTTACAGCGAGCAGGAAGATGACTGGTCTGCGGGGAATATTTTGTCTGGCGGCACTGGATTTGTCCTCTCAGGCGGTCCCCTGACCAAGCTTTATAAAGGCGCGCAGGCGGGAATTCGTGGGGTTCGTGCCGGCCTTGGGGCGGAGACCGCTGCGCAGGCAGCACAGGCAGCGGGAAAGGCGGTTCCCGCAGGAATGGCAGGGCGTGTTGCTGCGGCTCCTGCAACGCGATTAGGCCGCAACCTTGAGAACATTGCAGCCTTGGGCGTGACGGGTGCGGTCGCGGGAGAAGCTGCACCCGGCGGGCAGCTCCGGCAGGAAGGCTTGGCTGGCCGCCTTGCTTTCAATGCGACCCTTGCCTCGGGCGCTGGTGTGCTAGGAGCTGCATCCACAAGTGCGGGGCAGAAGATGGCCAACCTCATGCGCAATTCCGAAAGCAAGGCCGCGCGGTATTTGGCTCAGAAGTTCTTCAACTCTGGCAAAAGCATTGACGAGTTTGGTGAGGAGTATTTCGGCGCAGCGGCGAGTGGAAAGCCGCTCGCTCCAATTGATGTTGCGCCGCAAAGCGTGAGGGACGCAGGAACCTCTGCTGCGCGCATGCCAGGCAAGGGACGCGATGAGGCAATCAAGTTCCTTGATGAGCGTCAACAGGGGATGGGGCAGCGACTGACTGATGACATGGAGGAAGCCCTTGGAAAGCCCCCGGGGTCGTTTGTCCAGACGGCGGACGAGATCGCTGCCGCGCGATCAGCAGAGGCCAAGCCCCACTATGAAAAGGCCTTTGAGGGCAACAAGGCGGTCAACAGCCCAAAGGTGGTTGAGCTTACCAACCGCCCAAGCGGAAAGAGTGCAATCCAGCAAGGCTTGAAGATGGCACAAGACGAGGGGATTCCCCTTGATGATCTTGTTATCCGTGATGCAAAGGGCAACATCGTTGGCTACACGATGAAGGCCATGCACTATGGCAAGATGGCGCTTGATGACATGATCGACAGCGCGGTTAGGTCTGGGAACAACCAGGCGGCGCGAAACCTCACCACTTTGAAAAACCAGTGGCTGGACGAGATGGACCGGATTAGCCCGGACTATGCTACAGGGCGCAAAATCTTTGCCGGCCACTCTGCCAACAACCGCGCGCTTGAGGCTGGTCGCAAGGCAGTCAATAGCCACCCTGACCAGATCCGAAAGGAGATGGCTGGCATGAGCCAGAGCGAGCAGGAGTTCTACAGGCAAGGTTATTCCCAGCGAGTGGTAGAAACGATCGAAAACGCCCCCGACAAGGGCAACATGGTAAACCGCATTTTTGGCACTACAGCCAAGCGGGACCGGATGAGAGCTGTACTAGGTGACGAGCAATACGCCAAGCTGGCGGAACGGTATGGGCAAGAGTCCAAGATGTACCAGACTTATGGTGATGTGAACGTGGGGTCTCCCACGGCGCAACGGACGGCTGCGCAGCAAGACCTTAACGATGGAATCGCGTCCCTGTCTCCTGAAGCCGGGATTGCGGTGGGCCAAAGCGTTCGCCAGGGATCCATCATGCCCTTGTTGAACATGCTGGGCTGGCAGCGTTTTACCGCCATCATCAACGGTATCAACGAGAGAGCGCGGGCGCAGATCGTCAAGATGCTATTCTCGACGGATCCAAATGATGTCCGCGCAGGTCTCAAATTGCTTAATCAGGAATATGCCATCGTTCAGAGGCAGGCGGCGACACAGCAGGGAGCCGCAGCGGCTGCGGCGGGCAGCGATGATGCGCGTGATGCTGCGGGTCGGGTTGGCGTGGGAGCCGCCACGGTAGCGGCCCCTTACGCACCCTTCTAGGCAGCTTCGCGGACAGGTAGGGGAGGGGCTTGGGGTAATTGGTCCGGCGTCGTGCCCTCGTCCCCTGGATCAACCTCTGTAGTCTCTCCCCTTTCCTCAAACAAATCGTCCACCCATCCAATGTCAATGGATCCAATCCAAAAACCAAGGTTCATCAAAAGAACACCTATAAGGCCTCCGGTAACCCAAGCCATAAGGGTAAGGCAAAGATAGATGCACCCCGCGTAAAGTTCGCGCACGCTTAGTCCATCTCCTCGTTCGTCTGAGGATACCATGGGGGTCGAAACCCGGACTGTATGGCCAGCATTGCAGTCTGGACTGGTCCGCTGATCTCTATGTCCCCCGCCTCGTATCGGCGGACTGTCCGCCCTGGATCTCCTCTGAGGCCGAGGGCGGTTCCCATTTGATTTGCCGAAAGGCCTAACTGGTGGCGAATGGCTCTGAATTGCTTTGGGGTCATCGCTCATGCGGCAAGGGCCGGATCTTCAATGCGCGTGGCGCGCAGGACGGTGAAGATGGTTTCCTTGACCACGTGCTCCTTTCTGATCTGGATCTTGTGAGTGATCTTCCAGCCGCTTGTGATGGCTTCCTCTGAGCCTGCCAGCTTGGAAGCAATCTCAG